GAACCTGAAAGTAGGATTTTGTTTTCAGTTGCATAGTTGTCAGGGTTTTGGACTAAATCAGCACATTGTTTTTCGTGTTTTAGCTGAAGCCCGTCAGTAACAACATTAGTTGCGTGAAGTTGCAGTTTCACTTTTTCAGCCTCTTGCTCTTCACGATAGTCGATAGGGTATGACAAATCGTGTTCAGTAAGAGTTGTGGTGTGCTTTTTAAAACCTTCTGGAGCGATAACGTTTGAATTAGCTCTAATTGCTCTTTCAGTATCGTAAAGGTTAAAAGCTTCTTTGTTGAATTCAAAAATATCAATTTTCTCTTTTTCAGAATAGATAGTCGGGAACAAAGTTTGTGCAATAAAAGCATTGTTGTTGTAACCACGAGCAACTTCTGAAAGGTACGCATTTATGCGTAATTGTTCAAGTCTTCCCATTTAAACTCCTTAAATGTTTAATTTTAGTAGTGCATCTTTAAATGAGATGTTTTCTTTTTCTGCAAGTGCTTTTGCCTCTCTGAAAATCTCAAGAGATTCTTCATCAGCATTTGCAAATTTTTCAACATCATTTTTTGCATCCGACTGTTTGTCTTTAGTAGCAACCTCGTCGAATGTAACTTGTTTTGGCAAAGATTCAATAAAAGATTTGAAGTCAGAAACGACTGCTGAATCTTCGCCAAACTTTTTAATATTGTCTAATTCCTGTAAAACTGAAAGCACGATGTCTTTGTTTGCAGGGATTAAAATGCCTTTATCGATTTGTTTTTCAATAAAGTCATCGTATTCTTTGCGTTTAATAGAGAGTTTAATCGCTTCTAATTCTTTTTCGATTTCTTCTTTACCTTCAGCTTTTTCTTTGAAGGTTGCGACTTCATCGGTTAAGTTTGCGATTTTCTCTTTTAAGGATTTAATTGTTTCAAGTTTTTTGTTGTTTTCTTTGTAATTAGCAACTTGAGATTCTAAATCCTCAATTTGTTTTTTTAGGTCTTCAACATCTTCTTCTGAAAATTTTTCTTCTTCATCTTCTGAATCAAACTCATAAGTGTCAGATTCTGATTCCATAAACTTGATAGGTTCAAGACCTTTCACTTGAGGTGTTGCTGCACCTAAAAAAGATACGGCTTTAAGGTATGCACCTTTGCCTTCTAAATTTCGGTATAATTCAACTGAAACTTTTTTATACTTTCCTGATTTAACTTCTTTTTCAAATTCTTCAGGAATGTCTTTAAAGCTAACTTTTAGCTTATCGTTTTCTGCTACAACTTTATCTACCCAACCATACGCAGGGCCACTTTGTTTGTGGTCGATAGTAATTGGAGCTTCGCAGAATTGTGGGTCATAGTTTTTCGCAATGTCAGCGATTTCTTTTTTTGTGAACTTACCCTGTGGGTATGTTCCGGCTTTGAATACTTCAAAAAATTTCATTCTTTTATATATCTCCATAATTTAAACAGGGAAATTTGTATATTCACACTTTAACCCTTGTGCCACAACGATTTCAAAAGTCTTTTGCATAGATTTATGCTTTGCATTGTGCAATGAATAAGTCTTTGCATTTTTCGTTTGAAACCACTCTCCCACAAGGGTTATAGTCAGATATATAAATGAATACAAAACAAAGGACACATCTGTCCTTTTCTCTTTTCCAACAAGAAAGGAAACAAGCGAATTTTATGGAAATTTTTAATCAATTAACCCCATTCGTAGAAAGTGTTGGTTTCCCTGCATTAATCTTTGCAATTTGGTATTTATACCATCAATCACACATTAAGACTTTTACAAAGATTATTGAAAACAATTTTGCAATTTTAAAGGAGTTATTGGAAACAAACCAATATCACACAGCGATACTTTCAAGAATGGAAAGCAAAATCGACAATAATCTATATTGCCCAATTCTAAAGAAGGAGGTTCTTTAGATGAATCCTGAAAGATTGCAATTAAAAGGATTGCTTGCAGAGTCCAAGAAAAACTTCCGTTCTCTAGATACAGAGGCATCAGGATTAATAGTCCTTATTAGAAGTTACTTAAGTCCATACGAGGAAATTTTAAAACTTGATATGGATAAAATTCTTGTTTCAGTTAATAGGCTCAATGAAGTTCAAACTGAAATGAAAACATTGTCAGTAAAAATAAAGAATTTGGAGTCGGAACTTGAATAGCAAAGAGCATTTAGTAGCTGAAGCTGAGAGGCTATATATTCATGAATTTATGCCTGTTGAGGGAATTGCAAATAGACTAAACCTCAATAGAAAAACTGTCTTGCAATGGAAAGAAAAGTATGGTTGGGAAACTGCGAAAAGGAATTTCCTTAAATCAAAACAAACTTTTCATGAGGAATTGTATGAATTCGCTCGTAAATTAATGAATGACATTTCTGCTGATATGGAAAGTGGCGAAAAAATAGAATCAGGCAGAATGTATGCTTTTTGCAAATTAATTCCAATGTTCGTAAAAGTCAAAGATTATGAAGATGTTGTTGCTAAACATGAAGAGCCAAAGGATAAGAAAAGAGGCTTAACTGACGATATTGTAGCAGAAATTGAAGAAAACATTTTAGGTATAGTACCGAATGATAGAAACGAAAACAACGAAGAAGAATAAAACTTCGTTCTTTTTGCCTTACCAAGTAAGGTGGTTGAACGATAAATCAAAAGTAAAAATTTGGGAAAAGTCCCGAAGAATAGGAGCAACGTATGTACAAAGTTATGAAGATGTAAGAGATTGTGTCAAGCGCACAGTTCCGGCGGTTTGGTTTTCATCTGCTGATGAGTCTGCTGCTAGGGAGTATATAGATTATTGCGAAAAATGGGTTAAATTATTCAATGTCGCTGCCAAACATTTAGGCGAAGTTGTTCTTGATAAGGACAAAGACATAAAGGCATTTGTAATAGAATTTGCAAACGGCACAAAGATCCACGCATTATCTTCAAACCCTAAAGGCTTCCGTTCAAAAGGTGGGAAAGTTGTTCTTGATGAATTTGCTTTTCACAATAACCCTGTTGAACTTTGGAAAGCAGCACGCCCCTGCATAACGTGGGGTTATCCACTCAGAATTTTATCGACACATAATGGTCAGAATTGTATGTATTACAAATTCATCGACCAAGTTTTAAAAGGTAAATTGAAGTGGAGTCATCACAAAGTCCCTATTCATTTAGCAGTTGAAGAAGGATTAGTTGATAAAATCTACGGCAGAAAAACAACTGCGAAAGAACGTGAAGAATGGCTTGAAGAACAACGGCAGGATTGTTTTGATGAATACACTTGGTTGCAAGAGTTCTGCTGTGTGGCGATAGACGAAGCCTGTGCTTTTCTTCCGTATGACTTAATCGCAACTTGTGAAATGGCAGATGTTTTAAGAGAACTAGAAACCATTAAAGGCGATTTATATGTCGGAATCGATATCGGTCGAAGAAAGGACTTAACTGTAATTTGGTGCTTAGAACGATTAGAAAACATTAAATATACAAGAAAAGTCAAAGTATTAGAAAAGACTCCATTCCATATTCAATACGAAATAATTTCAGCCATTCTTAAACACTCTAAATTACGCAGATGTTGTATAGACTCGACAGGGTTGGGTATGCAATTAGCAGAAACAGCTCAGAGAGATTTTGGTAAATACCGAGTCGAACCCGTTATGTTCACAAACAAATCCAAAGAGGAAATGGCATATAATCTGAGGACAAATTTTGAAGATAAGTCGGTGTTTATTCCTCAAGACCACGAGATTAGAGAGGACTTGCACTCAATAAGACGGGTTGCAACAAAAGCAGGAAATATTAGGTTTGATGCTGACACATCGGAAGTAAACGGACACGCTGATAGATTTTGGGCATTGGCTTTGGCTTTAATTTCTTGTTCAGTTCCATATAGTCCAGTCGAAATTTCTACACGAAAAAAATATGAAACATTAAAACTAACTCAAAATTTTTAAAATCGATTTTAAGGCTTTTAAAAAAGGTTGAAATGATAATTTATACCAACCCCACCCCTAAAATTCAATACAGAGGTTTTTGAACACTTTTTGAACGGGGTAAAAATACAACTTGAATAATAAAAAATTAGATATTTAAAAAATAGAAAAATTTGAAGGAGTAAATTTATGACAAAAACAATTACATTACCATCAGGAAAAGTTGCAACAATCCACAAAGGAGTTG